AAACATAAACAAACACGATCTGATTTTTAAAGGGAAATAAGGCTCTTACTAAGATGGGGATATTGAATGTTTTGAGTGTCCCGAGGTCCCTCTGTGCAATCCTAAACATAGGGAATGTGAGGTCAACTTATTCACAGAACCGTCAGGAAATGATGATGAGGGATGATACTCTGAAGAAGCCAGACTGGCTAGATAGACATCTTGAGTCACTTGCTAAGGAGCTCCAAGGTGTGGAGGAAGATGATTGGACTGTGCCAGCAAGGATTAGTGGCAATGGGAACATGTACAGGCTAATAAAGGCTCTAAATGAGAGGTCTTCAGAGATTAGGGCTCCAAGCTTTATCTGTGCATCATATGATGAATCGAGACTATTCATCTCTGATAGGTCGACAGAAGGTCCGTGCCAAACCCCTGCATACCTAAAGTCTGAAACTGGGTGCTCACCTAAGGAGGAATTTATACGGTTGAGAAAACTGGAATCATTCGTTTTAGGCATATCGGGGAAATCAAGCGGATTTTACTTATCAGCTGTGAATAAGAGAGCATCCCCTTTGGAAATTGCAATGGGTCTAAAGGAGGAATTAAAGGAGCTCCCTGTGTTTAACGAAGGGAGGTTCTCTGGGTGTAGAGTCCATGACATCATCTTTGTTTTTGATGGAACCTTTGTCTACCATGGCTACCTGACGCACTACCAACGGGCTGCTGAGTTGTTTAGGGTCCTATCGTCAGTCATCGATACAATACAGTACTTGTCTGTGAGAACCACATACAAACAATTCTCAGACCAGTTACTTGAAGCAATATGCAGTCTTGGAGCCTTGAGACCTGAGTATGTTGGTGAAGCAATGAAGGCAGCGAGGAACATTTGTGTTATCTCCCAAGATAAGGAAGACATTATGGACTCGAGACAGGAGTTATTGAAGGAGATGAAAGAGCTAAAAGTTGAGAGTATGAAGCCGTTCCTTGACTTTTACAAGGAAACTTTCCGATCATGGCGTGATATTGTCAACTTCTCACACCTCTATAAGCTTGCACTCCATCCTGACATTGACCTCACACGTTCTTTCGATAAGCTTAGTGGGCTTAAGTGTGGCTCACAGATAGGTAGGGACACTGAGACTGTATACACTTATACATTGAGGAAGAAGATACTTATCGCTGGGAAGCTCTCAGGATTTGATATAAGGCTGGACCCTGACTTTGGAGATAGGGATGTTGTTTCACTTATGAATAGGGCAACAACCACAATCGAAGCAATTCGGAGAGTGGATCCTGCGAAATTTGAGAAAACCAAGTTTCGAGCGATTGAGTCATTCAAACATCCTGACTTATTTGTAGTTAATCCCTCTTCAAAGTCAAGTGCCCCAAACTCAGCAACAATAATGCCGGCAGTCCGGGAGTTTGATAAGATTAAGAACAAAATGATGTTCAAGAAGATACTCCATCTCCCAGATCCAAAACCCGTAAATGATGTTGAGACAACCTTAAAAGGAATAGCAGAGCTAAAAGGTGATGCAGCATTCAGGAGGTTTGATAGGACAGTTCGTCTCTACGAGCGGTTTGAGGCTAGGTTTCCTGGGTTATCGCCAGAGGAGATTGCTGAAGAAGACATAGTGACCTTCTTTAAGGAGAATCCAGATGTCAACTACTTGGTGCTCACTGAACCAAAGCCCGAAGAAAAGCACAAAGAATTGACTAGGATGTTTTACATGGGTGAGCAAGCTTTGAAGGCAGTCACTACCCGTATCGAGAGGATTGCCAAGCAACTGACCAGAAAGCAAACGGGGGTTTCAATCACAAAATCTTACCAGTCAAGAAAAGGGGACATAGAGCAGATGGCAGATTCAATGCTCCGCATAAAAGAGGGCTACAAGAACATGTATATTTCATTTGACCTCTCTTCTTTCTCAATGAAGTACCCTCACCAGCTCCTTAGGTCTTATGGGCAGATTCTCTCCGAGGTGACAGGAGTTGATGCATTAAGGAGGCTAGATCTGATCTTCAAATGTTCTTTGGTGAGTCATAACACAAGGGGGTACAAAGACTCACTCACAATAGTTAGGGGTGCCTTTGAAGGATTCCTCAACTTTGTCTGGACATCTAGCCATGCTGTTATTCTAGAGATAGCACTTGAGGAGTCAAATACTAGAGGATCAATGTTGACTTACTCTGATGATGGGTTGCTTAGATTAACAATACCAGACACAATGCCTCCTGAGGAGATCCGTGAGATGGCAAAGAAAATACAGCAGGTATACAAACGACACGGTCTTGAGTTCAATTTCTCTAAGACAATGTGTTCTGACCGTGTGTGGGAGTATCTCGGAGAGGTCTGTGTTGAGGGATCAATGTGTCCAACTTACTCAAAGGAGCTATGTTCATTCAGCACATTGGAGGATAGAGGTGATCTAGATCTTATTACATCCCGATTTATGACTTATGTGTCACAGGGAACAGCATTAGCCAGGTCTGGGGCTCCGTCTGAGTCATGTGAGTTTCTCGTTACATACCAATGCCTGTCAACCCTTGTACGAATCTTCCCCGATATCCCAATCCAGGCAATAAAGGCCTTGCTGTATATTCCAGTTGAGGCTGGAGGGTTAAGGGTACCAACAGCTCTCGAAATGGCCTCAATGTCCTCAATACCGTCATCATCAGAGTTCTGGTCTGACCTGGTTCTTCTGGAGAGATCAGTCCCAAAGCTCGCATCTTTAATCTGCCAGTATATGATGGAGTCAATCCCTGAGAGGAGAGTGGCCGGGAGGTCAATAATAATGGGGGAGTACTTTCCATCTGTCCAAGGTAGATTAGATGGGCGTGAGATTAGGAATTGGTTAACAGATAAGCTTAGGGATAGACTTGGGTCCGTTGTCCCTAAGAACCCACTTACGAACTCAAAAATCAACCTAGTTTCAGAGGTATTGCGAGGGATGATGAACATAAACCCTAAGGTGATATCCAGACTTATCGAGGCAACACCGGACATGCAGAAATACCTGGAATTCACTGATAACGTTACAAAAAGCGGGTCCTTGAGAATGTTACGTCCAGAGGAAAAATTGGCTGCCATGTTTAAGGACAAAAGGATGTTACAATCAAGGCTTCAGGGATTGAGAAAAATGTTATCATGCAAACCAGAGGCTAAGGCAATTGACTTAGGGAAGGCACTTTTTGAGGGATACTACAGCGAGTATGATGTAGCTCTTCCCAAATTCTCCCTAAGAGAATCTGTTAGGTTGGCAAAGAAAGGGGAGGTCCCAGATGTTACAGTACTATTTGATATTACACCTGCTGATGACGATACAAGGTCATTCAATGATCTCCAATACACAGAGCCAACTATGTCATCTGTGAACCCCATTAGGTCATCAATGTGGTCAGAACATGTTGCACAATCTGTTGAGCTGAAAGACCAGCGAAAATATGCGTCATTCTTAGCTTCCATCTTGGTTTCCTGCCCAGAAGTTGGGCCGGCACTAGAGGTCATCTCAGAGATATTTGGTGTGAGAATTCCTCCAATCCCTCCAGAGCTTGCTGAGAATGTGGAGCGAATTAGGCGGTCAAAGGGAAAAGGAGAGGACATATCACTCTTTGGCGTCAAAGTTCTGAGAGCAAGGAGCATAATGAGGTTCTCTCAGAGGATTATGTCCTATAGGGATAATCTCCAAGGTTCTGACTTTACAACACTGCCAGGGTTGCTTAGGCTGAGTGCATCGCATAAGCTAGAGAGGGAAGGGATTAACTACAGGAGGCCATCCATGTCAGTGATCAAGCTTGAGTATGTGATTGTTAGTGAAGATATGTTTCACAACAATGCTATGACCATTAAGGAAGATTTCAGACCCCCATTGATTGACCCAGGAGTCCAGATGTCATCAAGGCTGTCAGATGAGTTTCGTCACCAAATCCACACGATGATTATAGAGGCAAAGGCATCATGTATCCTAAGGGAGTTGCACAATTATAGTAGGAAAGAAATTGACGATCTAACCAACATAGCAACAACTGTTTGGATCAATGACTTATCTGACTGGATTTCTCGAATGTCTATAAATGAGTACCATGCTGGGGCTGCCTTCCCTGCACTGATGCCTATTGTTCCTTTGAATAATCCAATAATTAATAGGGAAGCCGTAAGAGAGGGGCTCTTCAAGCTCATGAAATATGACATTAAGGCAGCAAGGTACAATAATGTTGATTATGACGTTAGTACCTCTATCTCTCACTTCCTCCTTAGCTATGTCGGGTATTCAGATGTACTTGAGAGTGCAGGAATTATCTTACCCCCCGTTCAAATAATAGAGTCCTGGCAAGACACAATTATGGGCGAATATGAAGCCTGGAGAGATAAGCGCTCAGTTCTCAAGGGTGCACTGATACCGGTTGTTATTGTTGACCCCAAGAACTGTCATTCATCCTCATCAACGGCAGCTAGGGTTGCTGCAACGAAGCAAGTTCTTGAGTGTACACAGGACCACATGTACTCAGTTTGCGAAAGAAACAAATGGGATTCAAAGAAGGTGTGCAGGGAACTAAAGATAAGGTGCATATCCGGTGTAGATGATCTCCTCAATATGCTCTCAATCATTACACCTATCTTGAGAAAATCAGAGCACAGGTGTGCTATGTCACCATACAACAAAATCATGGCAAGAATTGAAACGGCCAAGTTTATTTTGGCGTGCAAGTCAGTCTGGAAGTTCCTTGACCTTTCAAGTGGGATAGTGAGGGATGACTTTGACACTTGGGTTGACCTGATTGAACAGGAAGGGTACCTCGATTATAAGTTACGTGGAGAACTTAGAATCTCCTTTGAGAGAGAGTTTTCGAGAGGCGCAACAACAGAGTATTCTCATACAGATCACCGCAGGGTTTTTGATGAGCCACTATATCCGTCTGCAAAATCTCGAGTCTATGCTTTTGTTAAAAGGTGCATGTACAGGAGGATTGATTTCCCCTATAAGGAAACAATGACTGAAGTGCACTCGCTTAACACATACTTCTATGAGACCATACTTAGGAAGTGTGTTGAAAGTATGAAGATCTATGCACCCTCTTTTCGAGAGGTTATATCAGAAGAGGCAGCCGCAATATCAAACATGAAGATTATGTTGCTAACATCAGATCAGGAAATGGGGGTTTTCACCGGGGAGTTTAGGACGTCCTTCTGTAAGGAAGAGTCAAAAGCAGCATTTGCATGCTTTTTGCAGGTAACATCAACGAGAGGTGGATATGAGTTCAAAATTGTTGATATGCTGCCATCAAGGTTGACACTTCTCCTTCAAACAAATCACTTTATCCCCGACGAACCTAAGGATAGTGCACCTGTCATCTACATTAACAGTAACAACTCTCCTTCATTCTTTTGTATCGACCACCAGGATTATGTTGACGTTGCAAGATCAATATCATACATAGTTACAGGGAGAGGTGGAAACGCAGTTGCTTTCAAAAACGGGAACAAGTACACAGTTATTGGTTATGCACACACCCCATGTGGGAATCTTTCTGTTTCTTCCATCCGTATAGAATCAACAAAAGAGTTTCAAGAAAGTTTACCAAGTGAGGATATGGTCCTATGCCCTAGCTTAACTGAGTGGTCCACAAATGTTATTACGTCTCTTGGTTACCACATCCTACCAAGTACACGTGAATCAACACCGTTGAGCAGGGTAACTGATATGACAATGTTCAAGAACTCAGATATCTTTCATGTCGGTAGATCACGGATACAAGTTGACGACAAGTTACTTGGCTTAGCCTCCGCCCTGTGCAGCGGAGAAACCTCATTTCGGGGGAAAATTATATCATACATGCTTCTTCTCAAGTGGTTAAGAAAGGAAGATGTCACCAGCTTAACAGATCTTGCCAACGAGGCTAAGGTGATCTATAATACCCCATTTGCATCCAAGCAAGGTCAGACAGATTTCAGGAAATGTTTCATAGATGATATGGAGTCTTGCATTTCATGGATGAGACTTCTCCACATAACCCCAACCTTTGAGTCCAGGAGAGAGTTCTCATCCTTGTTGGAGACGTACGAGCATGTCAGCTTCAGAGTCACAATCGAGTCAAGACCTCGACTCCCTGGTGTAATAAACCCTTTCCTCTCAGTTAATGCATTCCGGCCAGCTGACGTGTTACCACCAGAGGTATTCAAAGTACTCTACATAGTGACAGAGGAGCTCCCAGAAGGTGATCTCTAACAACCCAGAAGGTTGGGATATAACATTTATCGTAGACAGTTGTGTTTTGTTTATG